TGAATTTGAAAAGCCTACCGCCTAATTGGTTAATAATCAGCTATCATGCTAATTCTATTCAATAGCAGCTTGTGCGGCAGCCAATTATTATTGCTTTTCAATGATTTGTGAGATGTTGTACAACAATTTGTTAACACTACTTTTTATTCGACTATTTCGTATCTTTTTATCTCCAACATTGTTTTTGTCCATTTGTCGAAATAATATTCATTGTCAACTTTCATATATCGCCCGTTAAGGGCAAAAAGAAAGGCTATAATCAACGCAACCGCGAAAAACAATACTTTTATCGTCTGTGAAATTTGAATGTGTGTAAGTCGTTCATTAGTGGCCATTTTTAGATTTTGCTTTATATCTTTTATCTTGGTTCATAATGTTCCATTGTGCTTTCTCCATTTGGAGAATATTTTTCATTAAAAGTACAGCTACATTTACTTAATGCGAAAACAAGTCCAAGCATTAGTAAGCTTGTAATAACTTCCCATATTCTTTTGGATAAATTAGAAAGAGATAGATTCCAACCTTCCTCTACTGCTCCAACCACACAATGGGCAGTTGTAGCAATAACAAGGAGCATTACAACGGAGGCAACTATCATCTCTTGTCCTCCATCATTCTTTCGTAAATCTTAATCACTCTTTCCTTTTCTGCAAGTAGCTCTTCCAAATGCTTTACACGTTCTGCAAGAATCGCATCCGCACCTACTGATACATTACCAAGCATTGAGGCCGGACTAAAATCCCCATTTGTTTCGACTGAATTATTTGATAGCTTAGAAACTTCATCATCAAAAAATATTCGTATGTCTGTTTTCAATAAAAAAGCAATCTTTTCTAAGTCAGCCGCTTGAATCTTGTTGTTCCTAATACACCTATGCAGATTTTGTTCGCTCATTCCAACATCAGTAGCAAGTTTTTTTAGCCCACCACTTCTATTTTCACTCAACTTTCTGATTATTTCTAAATTCATGTTTTACAGGTATTTATACCGTTATACTAAAATTTAATTTCGTTTATACTAAATTTTTTGACGAAAATATTTGTTCGTCACGAATAAATATATTAGTTTTGCTTCATAAAGTTAAACAATAAACAATAAACATAAAAGAAAATGGCAGAAAATCAAGTAAAGGTACGCCCAGCTTTAACAGATTTGGAAGTCGGCGAAAAGATTGTTTTCCACATATCAAAAACCAAGAGTGTACGTGCACAGGCGTCAGATCTCGGCTTAATTCTCGACCGTAGGTATCAAACAGAAACCGACCGCGAAAAGCGCACCATAGTAGTAACCCGGTTAAAATAATAAAGGAACAATGAAAAATATATTAGAATCACTAAGAGACAAAGTATCAAATGGTTCAATAACAATCAAAGAAGCGGCAATTGCGTTGCATGAAGCCGGATGGACAAACTTCATCGATGTTGATACAACCAAAACTTTACTTTTCAGACAAGAGAAAAAATAACCGTAAAAAGTTATCAGAATGGGAACACGAACGAACTCTACCTGTGCAATTTGCCCGAATGCACATAATAGTTTGAATGGTCGTTACTGCAATCTGCTTAAAAGGTACGTAGAGCATTCAAAACAACCTCAATGTTCAACAAAAAAATAGAAATTCTTATGGGAGAAAGATTTTTTACGATAACACAATTTGTATTGTCCTGCATAATGTTTGTGTCTACCGCCATCGGTGTTATAGCACATATCTCTAAGGGGAACATTACATCGTTCATCGGTTTTATTGTTGCATTCATATTGCTTGTATTGACGTGGTATTTACTTCGAATCTCTTGGAAAGAAATGCGAGAAGAATGTGATAAGTAATCTTAAATCAGTTTTCGATGTTGCAACTCGATTTCTCCGATAAGTCAGTAACCTATAACATATTCGTTAACGATGTGGCGGCAACGGTTGTTAAAATGCTTGCCGAAGCACGTAACGACCCCGAAACTATCAGCCAACGACAGGCTTATGCGATGTTCGGTCGTGGTAACGTGGACAGGTGGCGTAGAGAGGGTAGAATAAACCCTGCAAAACGTCCGGGAAAAATCGAGTATTGTACTGCAGAATTAAGATTACTCCAACGAAAGAAACAAGATTATTTCAAACTATAAGGAAGGATAGCTCAGAGGATAGAGCGGCGGTGCGCACCCATAATGGCCAAGAGCAGCAGGTCGCAGGTTCGATTCCTGCTCCTTCTACAAAGTGATAACAAACTGTATTATAAACTTAAAGTATTAGCATTATGAGCGATACAATGACGTTAGCAAAAGAGTTGCAATCGATGAAAGCAACCGATGTAATACGCAACGAACGCGTGCGTAATCAGTTCATCAACGTGTATAACTCCATTTGGAAAGAAGGGGGCGAGCAGGTCTATGAACGTGAGGCTATCTACTTCAACCAACAGTTAAGAGACAAACCCAGTTTGAGAGATTGCTCCGGTACTTCAGTCTTTTACGCATTCATTGACCTTGCAGTACGAGGACTTACTCTTGCTCCCGGAGCACAGGCTCTTTGTTACCTTATTCCCCGTTCTGTCAAAACAGGAATGGATGCACAAGGCAACGATATTTGGGAAAAAGCCTGTAATCTTGCCATTTCCGGTTATGGTGAATTGGTACTCCGTAAAAATGCCGGGCAGATTCGCCATGCAGATAATCCCGTAATTGTGTATGAAGGTGATCGCTTTGAATTTGGCGAACAGAACGGACAGAAAGTAGTAAACTACATGTCTGCCTTTCCCCACAAGAGCAATAAAATCGTGGCTTGCTTCTTGAAAATCACGCGGGCTGACGGTACAATTGACTACTCTGTAATGACCGAACAGGATTGGCTGCGCCTGAAAGGTTACTCCGACAGACAGAACACTTATTTCGACAGAAAAACACAGCAATGGATAACAAAGTCCAATGAACTCTATGGAAAAGATGGTCAGATAGATACGGGCTTCCTTATGGCAAAGTGTGTAAAGCACGCTTTCAAAACCTATCCTAAACTTAACATAGGTAAAGGTACTGCACTTGAATCTGAAATCATTGAAACACAACAAAACGAAGGTTTTAACCCTTATGGTGGCGTTGATGAAGAACAACATCAACCACATACAAAGCAAGACGAGCATTTTGCACCTCAACCTGATATGTCGGCAGGTGTAACCATTAATCCTGCCGAACAAGGAGATAACGATGATACTTTCTAACAATTCACATTCTGAAATTATGGCACAAGAATTAGCAATAGTCAAGCAAGAGAATATACAGACAATTGTGTCTGCAGCTCCGCAATCGTACAAAGACAATAAATTATCGTGTGAGCGATGTATATCTGCCGGACAAAATATTATCGACACAATCATGCGAGACGGCATGACCGACGAACTCGATCAGCAAGCGGCCTTGTTCATTGAGAAGGCTCGGAAGACAGTTAAAAAGATGAATGAAAAACGTTCGCCAGTTACTAAACTCTTTGATGAAATCCGACGAGAGTTTACAGTAATTGAAAACATGATTGACCCGACGAAAGCAGATACCATTCCATACAAGTTACAACAGTTTAGAAATCAATACGCGGCAAAGAAACGAGCAGAAGAGGAAGCACGCCGTCGAGAGGAATTTGCCCGGCAACAAGCAGAACAAGCCCGTACTAAGATGAAACAGGACGTTGAAGATGATTTCAATTCTCAGTTCACTACGTTGCTTAATCAGGCAATCAATCATCTGACCACACTGGATAGCAGTGTAACGCTCGACAACTATCAAGCAATATATGATGAAGTACAACACTATTCAACCGCAGTTCCTGCCGATTGGTTCTTCAACCTACATACCCTTATTCGCATACCCGCAGGTATAACGGTTGATGAGCTGCGTAATGTCGAACTTGAAACCAGAGAACGCCTTGCTAAGAAGTTCACCGACATGTATGCAACTGAAATCCAAGATAACAAAGATTACATTCTCGACCGCCTCCCCTCCAAAAAAGCCAATCTTGAACGTATGGCACAGGCTGATGCTGCTGAGGCCGCGCGAATTAAAGCTGAAATGGAAGAACGGCAAAGAAAAGAAGCTGCCGAACAGGAAGCTGAACGCAAACGTAAAGAGGAAGAAGAACGGCAAAGAATGGAGTTGGCACGTAAACAGTCCGAAGTGGATAATCTTTTCTCTGCACAAGCAATCGTACAAGGCTATCAACCCAAAGCGAAAGTCTCACAGAAAATTGAGCTACTCAATCCCGAAGGTATTATGGCAATACTTGCCCTGTGGTGGAGTAAAGAAGGATGTACCCTTTCTACTGTTGAGCTTGCCAAGATGTTTAAGAAGCAAATCACATTTTGCGAAAAACTTGCCAACAAAGAGGGTGTATTTGTTGAGGATGAAAGTGTAACCTACGTTGACGATGTAAAAGCAGTGTAAGATGGATCACAATCCCGATAGTTATTACAGTCGCAGTGAGGTCAGTAACTCTGACCTCACCGAATTGAAAAATATTCTTCATCCGCGAATGCAATTCGGTGACAAAGAAGCCGCATTTCGTTTTGGAACATTAGTAGATGCAATTATCACCGAACCGGCACGAGTAGATTATTATCGCCTGACGGTAGATGACGAACAATATACCAATGATGAGTTCCGGCACGCACAAGAAATGCAAAAAGCTCTTCGTATAGAAGCTCGCCGCGACACCTTTCTTGAAAAGGTGCTCGAAATTGCCGAAACGCAAAAGTTTATGGTAAATAAGGCACAACAATTCAAGTATTGCGATTTCCCTTTCATGCTTGATACAAGGTGCAAATGGGATTGGTGGCTCGGAGCTTTCGGTGGCGACCTAAAAACCACTTTTGCCGCAACACAGCAACAATTTGAAGAAGCGGTCGATTTCTTCGACTGGGACAGAAGTCGTGCATGGTATATGGACATCGCAGGCTCTAAACGTGATTTTATCTATGCCATCAGCAAGAAAAATTGTAAAGTGTTCAAGAAGTTTATCAGTCGAGGAGACGAAGTGTATAACAGGGGACGGGAGAAATACGAGGAACTGGCGTTTCAGTATTGGTGTCTGTCACCTCAATACAAATAAAACTATGGATATATTCTGCAAAGTCACACCCTATGGTCTCGTTCCACTGTATGACAGTGACCTCGATAAGAAAAAGAGGTTGAAAGTAGGCTCTACGGTCAAATGTCGTGTGAGCAATCCTCGTAATTATGAACATCATAAAAAGTTCTTTGCATTGGTACGCCTCACTTTTGACAACCTGCCCGGCAATCTTGCAGAATATTGGAAAATCCATAACGAAGAAGATATGCTACGCCGGTTCAAACGTGATTTAGGTTATTACACCTCAACCTATAATGAACGTGGTGAAAGAGAGATTGAGTATCAAAGCATATCATTTGCGGCGATGGAACAGCACGAGTTTGAACGCTTCTATAACCAATGTATAGATCTCGTATTATACAAATACATAAAGGGAATAGATAAGCAGGATTTAATAACTGAAATTGAAAATTTCAAATAATGAACGAATTACAACATAACCTTCGTGTCGAGCCATACCCATACCAAAAAGAAGGTATTTGCTTTGGTTTGAAACATAAGCGCATCATCATCGGCGACGAGCCGGGACTGGGCAAGACGCTCCAATCCATTGGCATTGTCGATACCGCAAACGCATATCCTGCACTGGTCATCTGCCCGTCCTCACTCAAAATCAACTGGCAACGAGAATTTGAAAAATTTACAGATAAATCTGCGCTCGTTCTTGAAAATAACGTACGTACTACGTGGGGCTATCTGCTCTCTATGAGTGTACATCAAGTGGCTATTGTTAACTATGAAAGCTTACGCAAATATTTTGTGTGGGACATTAAAGCAGGTAAGCGGTTTCGACTCAAAGATGTGGTGTTCTGCCCGCAAATACAGATGTTTAAGTCTATTATTATCGATGAAAGTCACCGAGTAAAAGACCCTGCGGCACAGCAAACAATTTTCACAAAAGGTCTGTCGGTGGGCAAAGACTGGGTTATACTTCTTTCGGGTACACCTGTTGTCAATCGTCCAGAAGATTTGATTGCTCAACTTTCAATAATGAATCGTTTGAATGAGTTTGGCGGTCGTGCCAAATTTATTGCCGATTATTGTACCGATCCGAAAGATAAAAAAGCTGTTCCGGCTGTTCCTCTTTCCGTACTTTCCAAGCAACTCTATGACACCTGTATGATACGCCGGGAGAAAGCAAAGGTGTTACCACAACTACCTGATAAAACAAGAGTTGATTTATATGTCGATATTTCTAATGCCGCAGAGTATAACCTTGCAGCGAGTGATCTTGCCGCCTATCTCCAAGAATACACCGAATGTACAGATTGGGAAATACGTCGAAAAATGCGAATGGAAGCTCTTGTAAAGTTTATGACACTGCGTTCCTTAGCCACAAAAGGAAAGATTCTGCAAGCTGTTGATTTTATTCGTACGTTCCTTGACAATGGAAAGAAACTAATCGTGTTTTGTTCGCTGCACGAGGTAGTCGATGAGCTTGCCAAGTATTTCCCGAAAGCCGTAACGGTTACTGGGCGTGACAGTGCAGTATCCAAACAAGCAGCGGTAGATGCGTTCCAGACCTGCGATAATGTGCGGCTCATCATCTGTTCCATAAAAGCAGCAGGAGTGGGGCTCACGCTTACAGCCTCATCCAATGTAGCATTTATTGAACTCGCATGGACTTATGCCGATTGTTGTCAATGTGAAGACAGAGCGCACCGCATAGGACAAAAAGACAATGTAACCTGCTACTATCTACTTGGTCGCGGAACTATCGACCATACGATATACTCACTTATACATAAAAAGAAATCCATCGCCAACGAGATTATGAATTCCGATGATGAAATTCCAACCGATGAAATGTATTTCGATGAATTAGTAGAGACATTCTTAAATGCTTCGGGATAATGGAAATATGCAAAACGGATATAAAGAAAATTGTCAAATATCTCGGAGATGCAGCCGTGATGTACGACAACCAACCGGGACAACGCAATGTGTGTCGTGCTTGGGTCATAAGACAACTGATAAAGAGACTAAATAAAAAGATAATTACTTTTAATTCAAATTCAAATGAGAAAAAATGACATTGTTGACCATATTGTCAACACTACGACATTAAGTCGTTCACAGGCAATAGCTGCAACCGAAAGCATAGCAGAAGCAATCAGTCAGTCACTCATCAAAGGTGAGAGCGTGTTCATTCGTGGCTTCGCTACGTTTAAAGCCATTACTACAAAACCTAAAAAAGCTCGTAACATTAGTAAAGGTACAGTGGTAACAATCCCGGCACAAAACTCTGCAAAACTTGTATTAAGTAAAGAATTAAAGGAAAGGATGAACAGATGAATACGCAGTATTTTATTTCCACCGTCCGCTATGACAAGATAATGGCAAACGGACTAATTAAAACTGTAAATGAACAGTACTTAATCGACGCACTTTCCTTTACCGAAGCAGAAGCCCGTACGATTGAGGAGTTGAGTCCCTTCATCAGTGGCGAGTTTACTATTCCGCAGATTGTAAAACCTCGCATTTCAGAGCTGTTTCTTGATGATGAGGGTGACCGTTACTACAAAGTCAAAGTAGCGTTCATCACGCTTGACGAAAAGACGGGCACAGAGAAAAAGACATCAAATTTCATTCTCGTACAAGCATTGGACTTCAAGAACGCTTATGACCGCTTCATCGAGGGAATGAAAGGCTCAATGGCAGACTATGAAATCACCTCCATTGCTGAGACACAGATTCTGGATTATTTTCCTGCGAAGTATGACAAAAACGAATAAAGTAACAATCGCTGAGGTTCTGTCAGCGAATAGAATGACTTTTGATGAACTGATGGCTGCAAAGAAGGCTATCAAACATCGTAAAATGTCAAAGGATGAGGAACACCAAATACAATGTTCTTGTGTACGGTGGTTTGCTTACCAATATCCCGAACTTCGCGGTAGATTGTTCGCTGTTCCCAATGGCGGTAGAAGAGATGCCACCACAGCAGCAAAACTCAAAGCTGAGGGAGTTGTGGCAGGAGTTGCAGACCTTATCCTATTAAAAAGCAACCGCGATTATGGTGCATTGCTTATTGAAATGAAAACTCCTCAAGGTAGACAGTCTGATTCGCAAAAGAAGTGGCAACTTACACTCTGCTCACAAGAGGAATATAAGTATGTGGTTTGTCGATCGCTCGACGATTTTATGCGTGAGGTGGACAGCTATTTGAGAAATGAATATTAAACGATGTCTGTATGGCACGAACTTCAAAAAAAGGTCTTGACTATTTTCCTATGGATATAGATATATTCAGCGACCTAAAAATACGAAAATTAATCAAGTATCAAGGTGGGAAAGCCATAACGATATATGCTCTGCTGCTCTGTAATATCTACAAGAATGGGTATTACATTGAGTGGGATACGGAGTTGCCTTTCATTTGCTCGGAGCTAACGGGATTTGATGAGGCATATATATCTGAGGTGATAAAAACCTGCCTTTCACTCGGGTTGTTTTCAAAAGAACTGTTTGAAGCGGAGGGAGTGCTGACATCAAAAGGTGTTCAGGAACGTTATAGCCGCATTTGTAACCAATGCCGTAGGGTCTGCAATATAACAGATTACAGTTTGTTGATACAGCGACCTGCAAAATCACGTAACAAGAGCAAACCGGGTAAAGAGAGTCCGAAAACAAGCTTACCACCGTATAATGAAACCTATTCACTTACACTCGACCAAGAAATTGAATTTTTGAAAAAAGAAAATTGCTGGCTTGACCAACTCCAAGTGTTACACTCAATGGATATGGAAAAGTTGCGACAGTGCCTTGATGATTTTCGTGTCCAATGTATCGCAGACGGAAAGGAGAGACATCAATCATTGCAAGACGCAAAACAACATTTCAATTCGTGGTTGCGAATAGTGATAAATAAAAATAGGAAAAAAGATGATAAAGATAAATCCAACGGACGAAATCAACGCAGAGGTAATCTTCTCAAATCTGATGAAGAGAAAACATACGGTAACTCGTTTTAGATTGCCATATACCGCCAAGCAGGTTTACACTATGCTCTATGAAGCGTGTAGGGTGGAAGTTGCTCATCGACACAGAGAGTTCAATGCCACCGAGCAATACAAAAAACACCTATGGGACATTTCCAATTGGATTACATCAGAAGCCTCCACTTTCGGACTGTTTCTATGTGGTGGTGCTGGCAATGGAAAAACTACCATTCTACGTGCATTGCAAAATTTGATAAACTATTTGCGCTCAGATGAGGGGTATAGTAGCAAGGCAGATACATATCCCGTACGCGGCTACATGATGGTATCGGCAAAAGAGCTTGTTTTATTAGCCAAAGCATACAACAATCCTACACGTGATAATACCTCTGATGTGGTACGGTACAAAAGGTTGCGTGAAATTGAGATACTCGCAATAGATGATCTCGGTTCTGAACCGAAAGAAAGTATTCATTATGGCGATTACGTAACTGCGGCAATGGATATGCTCTCTTTCCGGTATGAAGAACAATTCTGCACACTGGTTTCATCCAATCTTACGGCAAAAGAAATAGCCCAATATTATGATGAACGTATTGCTGACCGTTTTCGAGAAATGATGCATATTGTCAATTTCGGTACGGAGCAATCATTCAGAAAATTGTAGAACCAAAAAACATTATTAAAATGAATACTGATTATGCCTATTGCTCAGGTGTTACTTGCCCAATTCGGAAAAATTTCCGTCGCTATTTACCCAATCCTCCCGATGTAAAATTGTGGTGGATTCCACCTGCTTATAATCCAGATACAAAGCTATGTCCTCATTACGAACCAACAAATAAAAAGTAAAAATGAAAATAACAATTGTCAAAACATCAATTACAAATTTTGATATGGAAAACAAGAATATAAACATTCCTCAGAAGGATGTAATCAATGCGTACAACAACGCAAATAAAGAACAAAAAGAAATGCTCGAAAACCTGTTTGGTAAAGATTTTTTCAAACCGCAGGATATAACAGAACGTATTAAGACATTCGAAGATGCACTGAATATTCTTGGTGAAGGACACCAACTCGTAAAAGAGTTCCGATATATGATTGATATGGCCGCCGATACAGCGAGAATGCCCTCTTGGGATTTACGAGCATACATTAAACTCCGTATAATTGTCACCGCCTTGAACGAAGGTTGGAAACCTCAGTTTATAAAAGGAGAAAAACGCTGGACTGTTTGGTATGACCTGATCACCAAAGAGCATTATGATAAACTGTCAGAGGAAGATAAACACCATTGTATTTTGCTATTTGGTAATTCTCCGTATGTGAAGAGTGGTTTTGCCTATGTGTATGCGGGCTACTCATCTTCAATCACAAATGCGTATTTCGGTGCTCTGTTGACTTTTAAAAGCGAAAAACTTGCAGCCTATGCAAGTAAGCAATTCGCCAAACTTTGGATAAGTTTCTGTTTCAAATCGAAAGAGTGATAGGTAAGTTAAGTGTAGAGGCTTGTCCCTACACTGCTATTTTTACAATCAATAAACTGTATTTAAAATGATAACAAAAGAAGATGCAAGGTTACTCTATAATCTTTATGCACAAATAGAGACCACAGAGGGAATTGTAAATGATTTGGAAGAGTTTGTTAAGACGCAAGATGGACGTGTTCCTGATATTATAGACAAAGACTACCATGTACATGGTAGTATCCAAATTGAAATACCGTACTTTGAAAATGGCAAATTTGCTAACAAAGGAGCAAGAGTATATAACATTAGTTATAGAGCAGCTCTACGTGTACTGAAAAATCACATAAAGCATTTAAAAAGACAGATTAAACAAATGAATGACAGTTTGTTAGGGGGTGAGAATGAAAACACTTGATTTGGTGCTGAAACATAAGTGGTATGACCTCATCGCAAATGGCGATAAGAAAGAGGAATACCGAGAGTTGAAGCCATATTGGTGCAAACGAATCATGAAGTGTATCAGATGGTGTGGTAGGGGATCGTATGTACTGAATGATATAACTAATGTATTCCACTGCCTTTATCCCAAACGTTGTGAAAATACTAACGATTTTATTAAAATTTCAGGAGGATACACTCATGTAACATTACATCGAGGCTATACATCAACGACAATGACCTTCGAGATTAATAACATATCTATTGGGAAAGGTCGTCCCGAATGGGGCGCACCGGACAATCTTGTATTCATCATCAAACTGGGAGAAAGATTATGAATCTATTATACATAGACCTGTTTTGCGGTGCAGGTGGCACATCTACAGGAGTGAGTGCTGCGAGACTGAACGGTGTGCGGTGTGCGGAGGTTATAGCATGTGTGAACCACGATGCGAATGCGATAGCCTCTCATGCTTCAAATCACCCGGAGGCGGTGCATTATACGGAGGACATCCGCACATTAGAGCTGTCTCCGCTGGTTGCGCATACGGAGAAGAAACGCAAGGAGTATCCTGGTGCATTAGTTGTTCTTTGGGCTTCTCTTGAATGCACCAACTTTTCAAAGGCAAAGGGAGGACTGCCACGAGATGCAGACAGCCGGACACTTGCTGAACATTTATTCCGATACATTGAGGAAATCAACCCGGACTACATTCAGATTGAGAACGTGGAAGAGTTTATGAGTTGGGGCGACATGGATGAGAATGGGAAGCCAATCTCAATGGATAAGGGAAAGAATTACACTCGTTGGGTGCGTAACGTAAAGCGTTATGGGTACAAGTTTGACCACCGAATTTTGAACGCTGCCGACTATGGGGCATACACAAGTCGTAAACGCTTTTTTGGCATCTTCGCAAAGGATGATTTGCCTATCGTGTTTCCAACGCCTACACATTGTAAGGATGGTTCAGAAACATTATTCGGGAGCTTGAAGAAGTGGAGACCAGTTAAGGATGTCCTTGACTTCGAGGATGAAGGAAAGACGATTTTCCGTGAGAAGCCGCTTTCGGAAAAGACCTTGGAACGGATATATGCAGGACTGGTAAAGTTTATAGCCGGAGGCAAGGATGCCTTTCTTGTCAAATATAACTCCATGAGCCGAAAAGGAAAATATAATGCGCCAGGTATTGACGAATACTGCCCAACTGTGGCAACGCAAAATCGGCTTGGGGTTGCACAGGTGTCTTTCCTTTCTAAGCAATACAGCGGACATCCCGAAAGTAAGAACAGTTCCATAAACGAGCCAGCCGGGACGATAACTTGCATAGACCACCACGCTTTTATATCGGCATATTATGGGAATGGGCATAATCATTCTGTTGAAATGCCCTCTCCTGTTGTTAGAACAGTTGGGCATCTTGCGCTTATTCAGTCGGAGCAGTTCATTGATATGCAGTACGGAAACGGTACAGCAGCTTCTGTGGAAATTCCAGCGAACACGGTAACGACAAATCCCAAATTCAATCTCGTAACAGTAAAAAGGCATTATCTGATGAACCCTCAATACAGGAACAATGGCGGATCAATTGAAAAGCCGTGTTTCACTTTGATTGCCCGAATGGATAAAATGCCACCGTATTTAGTAACTACTGAGGGCGGAAGAGCCGTGATTGAGGTCTATTCAACTGACAGCCCAATGACTGCGAAAATCAAGGAATTTATGGCTTTATACGGCATTATTGACATCAAGATGCGTATGCTGAAAATTCCCGAACTCAAAAAGATAATGGGCTTTCCCGAAGATTACGTGTTGCTCGGTTCACAGGCAGACCAAAAGAAGTTCATCGGGAATGCCGTTGAAGTAAATATGGCTCGCGTTCTTTGCGAGGCATTGTGTCAGAGCCTGTCAAAAATGGGCAGTACTCAAGAACAAAAGAGGAAAGTCAAACAGAACATATAGCTTAACATTAAATACACAGATATGAACTCAACAGTATTGAAAGAAGTGATTGCGTTCCTTTTCGGGCGCAAGTATTATGCGAACATCGTTGCCACTAAAGGTACGACTAAACAGGAGATATGCTCCTATATCTTTGCAACAAAACAAGCCGCTGACCGCCACAGGCGGGACATAGAGACCACATTGTCGTTTCAGTTTATAGAGACAATCTCATTCCGCTCTCGTCGGGTCTATCTCGATTCAGCAATCAAAAGTTAAACCATATTCACAAACCGTTCATTATATTTTTGCTCTATGATAATCAAAAAGTTAAAAATATGGTGGCAGTCTCTTTGGTATTATGTCATTGTTGACCCTGCCGACAATTCTGTTACACTCTCAAAAGCATTGTTCACTCACATTAAAAAGAATGCCAAAGAGGGTGAAACAGCTCGTGTTTTTGTGTTCAAAGTGACACATACAGGAATGTTTGGGTTTATGACAAATCCGGACATCAAGCAACCAACACAGTTATGCGATATTCAGTACAATGATAAGTACCGATGTATAGGATTTGAAACACTTTGCCCGTCTGTCGGACGTATACTCTACGATTACAGAATGAATGATACGTTACGTGTAAAATTGTCTGTTTCTGTACATAAAACATGGCAAGGAAAATTTTATTACCAAATAGATAAGCCTCATGATAAGCATATTAGGAAATACTCGCAAAGCTGACATTATATTTTATTCTTCGGGGCAAATTGACATCACCGCACGCGTTGCAAAATTACTCGCATTGCAACATGGCGATGTTGTTGATGTAATGTGTGGAGGAGACGAATATTATTTATATGTAAAACATCGTATTCCTACTGTCGGACGCCATGAAGGAATGGTATTTCGCTCGAATATTAAAGGAAATCATTATCGGTTATGGTCTAAAAAGCTATGCAGTGCTATCCTCAGAGAATGCAAAGTTACCGATAAAGTTAAGCTGTGTGTTGGCACACCCGTATCTCTCCCGGTTTACGGTTGTGCATTGCCAATAATTATCAAATACATCATTCTATGATAAAAGAATTGAAATATAACGGACATACGGCCAATCCCTCTGACTATGAAAACAACGACGGAGATTTGGCGGCAGCTATCAATGTCGTACCGGAAGATGGAACACTCAAACCTGTATTACCTCCTTCGGACGTATTGGAACTTGCAAGTGGAGATGTAGTGAAATATGTTCACGAGACATCCAATTTCAAACATTATATTATCCTCAACGTAAATGGGCAGTTAAGCTGGTTGGGGGAGAACTCAGATATACAAACTACTCTGCGCTCGTTCCCTTCATCTGGAATATATCAGGTAACGAGTATTGGCAATACGCTGATTGTCCTTGCATCAGACGGAATGCACTATTTCCTATGGAAAGGAGACACAGACGGTTATTTGTACTTAGGAACAGAAATACCCGAATGCCCATTGTCTTTTGGATTGCAAGGTGAAATGAAAAGAACCGATGAGTTTGAAATTTCTTTTGATAGCATTGGAGAAGATAGCCTATGGAATGAGTTTTCAGATTCAAACAAATCGAGAATAACATCACAAGTTTTGGCTAAGGTGAATAAATTCATTGCAGACAATTCGACAAATAAAGGAAAGTTTATCTATCCGTTTCTGCTCCGTTATGCCTATCGATTGTATGACGGTTCATTGACTAAGCATTCAGCACCTATACTCATGATTGCCTCATCAGACCTTGCTCCGCAGGTATTTTATACACATATTACAGGAAAAGGGTCATATACAAATGCCAAATTACAAGTCGTCGGGATGTTGCATACACTCGATTATGCAGTTGCAAACGAATACCAACTCTCAAATTTGTTGAAATGGAAAGATATTGTGAGTTCAGTAGATGTGTTTATTTCAAAGCCGATATATACCTACGATCAAAACGGAGAATGTACACGATTCAAGAGAGTAGATGATAGTGACTGTTATTGCGTCTGCAAGCATACCAATCAAGCGGCAAGTACCACAACATATCCATTACGATACCAAAAGCACGATTTTCGTAAATTATATGCGTTTACATATAACCCAAGTACATTTTCATATCCGACAGGCCGTCTTATGATTCCGGCAAGAAGCGTAGATGATGTAAAGAACGATATTAAAGATTGTTCACAGTTCTATTTTCTTGAAAGTATCAAGGTCGAGCAACTATCCACAACACGCACTGCCATTACAGTTGAAGAAGATTATTTACAATCTCTTGTTACAAGAGAAGTAATGACAGATGATTACGATAGTCACGATAAGATTATTCCACAATATTCATTTGCATATAATAGCCGTTTGAATATTGCCAATCTCAAAAAGGAATTGTTCAAGGGACACTCTGCTGCCTGCCTGTTCAATTATAGCAACGGTTATGTACATAATTGGGGAGATGTAGGGCCGACAGGCATGGATTTTACGTTGAGCGTGTCGGTGTATGTATTCATTAAGCAAGACGGAAAAGATATTGTCGTGCAATGTGAAGGAGCGTCAATCGGTTATAACGCACCGATATTGTTTTTCTACTATCCAAACACAAATGCGTATAAAGCCATTATTGTACGTTCCTTGTACGTAAGTTATGATTGTTATGAAGTCCCTTTGGATAAACATAATTTCCTGAATGGCGCATTTTATTTCGCTGGGTGGAATGATTTAGGAGAGAAAGAGGAAACCACCATATATCCGACAGCGTCAAGCAGAGAAGACCGCACAATTGATATAGTCAATAAAATATATACTTCCGAAGTAAACAATCCATTTGTTTTTCCTTTACTCGGTATCAACACAGTTGGGACAGGAAAAATACAAGGTATTTGTGCCGCAGCTAAGGCTTTGTCAGAAGGACAGTTCGGACAATTCCCTCTATACGCATTTACATCCGAAGGTATATGGGCGTTAGAAGTATCAAGTACCGGAACATATTCAGCAAAGCAACCTATTACTCGTGATGTGTGTATCAATGCAAATAGCATAACGCAAATTGATACCGCAGTACTGTTCGCCACCAATCGAGGCATTATGCTTATCAGTGGTTCTCAAGCACAATGTATTACAGACTCTATTAATGCTCCGAAACCTTTCTCCGTAGCAGACCTTCCAAGATACGAGGGACTTATCTCCGTATTCAACGGTAAGGCGAACGACAGAGAACAACTTGTAGCTTCCGATATTACATTCTTGCCATTTCTTGATTTCCTTACTTCATGCCGAATGATATACGATTACACACATCAGCATATTATAGTATATAATCCCAATGTACGTTACGCCTATGTATATTCACTCAAATCACATGCGTGGGGTATGATGTTATCTGACATAGATGACAATGTTAATTCCTATCCCGAAGCCCTTGCAATGTCCACCAAAGAAAAGGTAATAGTGAACGAAGAAGGAGTAGAGACCAAGTCCACTATTCCTGTACTGGTAGATTTCACTACTCCGTCTGCCGATTCAGCTACAACATTGATTATTACTCGGCCATTTAAGTTGGATGATCCGAATATGTTTAAAACTATTGATACAATCATTCAGAGAGGTTTCTTTAAAAGAGAAAATATACGACAGGTACTATATGGCTCGAATGACCTCTATAATTGGCATATCGTGTGGAGTAGTGTAGATAAATACATGCGTGGGTTTAGAGGAACACCATACAAGGCGTTTCGTCTTGCTCTCGTTTGCCGACTAAATGAATCTGAAAACTTATTCGGATGTACAGTGCAATTCAATCCGCGTCGGTTGAATCAACCAAGATAGCATTTTATTCAGAAAAACTCCAAATAGAAAGAAACATTATGGCACATTTTGATTGTGAATATTGCGCCTATTGTCAAATTGGCAAAGACGGAGGAGAAACTTGTTTATGCGGTCTCAATCCTCCTGAGTACGGGACATGTACAAATATAAAATATTCCAATGTTATGACACACCGTTGTGGCGATTGTGACTCTTTTTGCGAATGTTGTTTAGGGGGTAAAGAAGCCGCAAAAGCCGATGATGTTGCTTGTGAATATTTCGATAATACATTATTGAGCCAATTAACATAAAACTGTACATAAAATGAACATCGGATTAATAGATGTAGACGGACACAACTTCCCAAACTTCGCCCTTATGCGTGCATCGGCATATTATAAAGCAAGAGGCAATCATGTGGAATGGGCAACTCCTTTTAATAAATACGACAAAGTGATGGCGAGTAAGGTATTTACTTTCACTCCTGATTTCAACTATTTGACGTTGCAGGCGAGTATAACAGAGAAAGGTGGTACAGGATATAACATTGCAAGCAGACTTTCTGAAAAGATAGAAAATAGTTTGCTAATGGATTATTCCATTTATCCGCAATATCCTTTTTCTATTCAGTTTTTTTCAAGAGGTTGTATTCGAAAATGCCCTTTCTGTCTCGTTCGTGAGAAAGAAGGATATATTCAACCTGTTTCTCCGGTTGCTCTAAATCCACAGGGAAAATGGATTGAAGTATTGGACAATAACTTTTTTGCGAATCCGGAATGGAAAAATGCTGTAAATTATCTTATGAAAGTTGGGCAACCTATAAAACTTCATGGAGTTGATGTTAGAATCATGGATGAAGAACAAGCATACTACCTGAATAAGCTGAAAATGAAACAGAATATTCACATAGCATGGGATTTGCCACAGCTTGATTTGACAGATCGATTAAGGGAGATGATTAAGTATGTGAAACCCTATAAAATTACTTGCTATGTGTTGGTCGGTTTTAATTCGACTATCGAACAGGACTTGTACCGGCTTAATACATTAAAGGGCTTGGGCATTACTCCTTTTGTACAGCCATATCGAGATTTCACAAACAATCATAAACCTAAACAGTACGAATTAGACCTTGCCAGATGGGCAAACAGGACGTGGTTATTCAAGTCTTGTGATTTTTCTGAATTTTCTCCTCGAAAGGGTTTTAAATGCAGTGAATATTTTTATAACAATTAAATTAAAACAATAAACTTAAAAGATATAGATAAATTTTATATGGTATTCGTAGAAGGATGTGCTACTCCTACCTACAAACATGAAAATTTACAAAATGCTGAAAATGAAGCGAAAAGACTTTCTACTCTATTTAAGAAGAAAGCGTATGTTTTATGTACAATAAAATCAGTTGAAGATACTCAATACAAAATTGAGGATTGTAGACCTGACGAAAGCGGATTACCGTTCTAACAACTGATAAAAGGATAAATAAAAATGGTAAAAGTAAGAATTGTACAAGCAACTATTGGGTACTATGAAGTAGAGGTAAAACGAGCATGGTATTTGCCTTGGGCTACTGTATATGATGGATGTCTACCTTGGCGTGGATCTGCTAAACAAGCACAAGAACTGAAAATGAAAATATTGGCAAGATATTAAGTTCAATAGGACTGTTTATTGAAAGAGCTGAGTTGCACGATGTGCCTCAGCTCTTATCTATTACTGCTGTTAAAATGGTTTGAGTTTCCGTCGTATCTTACCAGTTCTCGAAACAAGCGATGTCTGTATTTTCAATTTAAGACTTTTCATCTTCTCTTCCCAATTCGACTTACTACTCGGATTGGTTATACTCATCCAATCTTCAAGTACTCGGCATACAAGATATTCATGAATCAGATATTTCAGTAGTTTTACCGTTGAGAGGGAGAATCCTTCCGGTAAAGTAAGAGCGATAATATATTCTTCCGGTACAACAAGAATATCATCAAGAGCTTCTTGTTCATCTGTAATTTCCTCTTTGGTGTAGGGATACAACATTTCAACACATTCCGAATGGGCAAGATTTAGCACACGAGTAATACGGTCTATATTGCCGTCCTGACCGATGTCGAATACTTGATGTCGGGCATGTTCATTATCCGTATTCATTATATCTCCCTCGACAAAAGAATAGTTCTCTATGTCATAAATCAATTCTGTACGTTTAAATATCAACTTTACAGACTTCGTTTGTTTACTGTTGTTACAATATCCCATAGACAAAAAGATATTAATTATACGACGGCCTTTCGGGTCTGCTACGTTTGTAAAGCGCACGTTTCACATTTTCCAAACTTACTGCTGAATGGGCAACGTAGGTGTCGGCATCTTCCTTGTTGGTTATAGCAAACCAATCACCCAATGCCATGTCCACAAGATAGGAATGTATGCCATTACCGAGACTGTCGGCAGAAGCATTGTTATAATTACTCGGTAACTCAAATGCCAATGTCAATTCACCATCGTTATCAATCTCCGAATTGATAAGATTGTCGCTTGTACTTTTATCCTCCGACAGATACTCTCCGAGCAGGCTTTTCAAAGCAGAGAATGCATTGGCCAAAGAACGCCGAATCTGATAACTGTTTTCTTCATCATCACTGGCTTGCATATTTGATGCCGCCTCATAATTCTTCTTACCCTCCGCTTCACGTGCCTGTCCCGTAAGATAGGCTTTATTCTGAATGTCGTAAACAAGCTCTTTTACTTGCTGGGTAACGGTCAAGTTTTTTTTATTTTCAGCCATAATACATTTTTTATAGTTACTAATTTGTCTCGTATGTTGGGCGTGTTGGCTTTTTTTTGAAAAATGCCTTACGCATTATGTCTTCTATATAAGTAGCAGCTTCCGTCGCATATCCGGTCGCTTCTTCTTTGTTAGTAAATGTGTACCATTTTGCGGTGATATTCATCACGAAGAATGAAAACAGACTACGATTCATACTCTCGGTCAAAGCTTCATCGAATGAGTTTGACAATCCCAACGAGAGCCGGTATTCTTCACTTGCCTCAATCTCACTAAGGAGTATCTTTTTCAAACTATTGCAAACGGTATTCTTACTTTCGTTCCAAAACCGTTCAAGCATACTTTTGTCCTCGTCGGTGGTAAAGATCCGTTCATAAGCGTGTTCATCGTCCATCTTTGCACCGGTGTATGATGTGGTCTGTGCCACTTCTTCATACACTTTCTCTTTATTAACAGTCAATGTTATATCTATCATAGTCAGAAATCAAACAAGTTATACGATAAACCTACACTAAGACATGGGGCAAACTGAGGTGTTTTCCCTAATGTAACCCCATAACCCAATTGCAGACTGATACCAAACCGTTTTCTCTTGGGCTTGGGATAGTTCCCGGTTATAGTTATTATATCACGTTGAGGAAAGAGTATCAAACTATCAAGTTGAGGATTAAAACCACTTACATAAGCCCGATATTTGTCCGTCTCGTACATCTTTTGTGTAATAGGTATTTCAACTTCAACACTATCTTTATCCTCACTTGGCAACTTAGTTGTATCTGTTACTGTTGGTTTGTGGGCTGTACTATCCGGCTTTGCAGTGGGAAGTACCTGCGTAATGTATTTAATAACGGTACTATCTTTTGGCACAGGCTTGTAATACGGTATGGTATCGAAAATGGTTGTTTTTATGGTATCATTTATCGGTAACTTTTTATTCGATATACAAAAACGTACATTGAAAAATAACGATACGATAAACAATACCGCAAACAATATTCCTGCAATATCCTTAATCCGCTTTATCATATTTTTGGACGTATCTGATTATTGCGTCTATATGAGTTTTAATGATGGCTTGTTTTCCCTCATCAGAGCTGAGATATTCAACATCTTCACGACTATCCATAAAGAAGTTCTCGGTAAGAACTGCCGGACATTTGGTTTTCATGAGAATATAGAATCTATCTTCTTTATCATTATCACCATCAGATTTATCTGTCCTGATTTTCTTTTCGTGAAAATTCTTATAGGCCTCATCATAAAGCAACTCTGCCAGAACATCACTGTTTGTCTGTCCGGGACTTGTGTAAGCCTCCCAACCGGTAGCCGATTCCCAAACAGCACCATTTCCGGCCGCATTACAATGTATCGACACCAGCAACACATTTGCTGTGCCATAACGTCCACAAACCTCGTTCACACGTCGTGTTCTCTCCGCCAGCGGCACGTCCGTTTCCTCCGTAACGATACGTATTGCATCATAACCTCTCGCTTTCAGTCCACTCTCCACATGCTTTGCAATCTCTCTCGCATAAGCATATTCTCTCAATTTTCCGTCAGGAGACTGCTTGCCTGCGGTATTTTCTCCATGACCATTGTCTATCAAAATTTTCATAGCTCTCTCAATTATTCAGTCTATAATAAAAATCCGTCTTGATATTATCGTATGCGAGTTTCACATTAGTATAGGCTCGTGAATTATTTGCGCCATCTGCATTATAAATCTCGCTCTCGATAACTTTTGCCACTTGCTCGACCCATTCTTTATTACAATAGTCGGATAAAGACTTTCCTCTGTAATGAAAGGGATCGAAGCGGCTCTTTCTGTCATCATGTATCACTTGTAGGGACATTCGTATCTTTTCGGCTGTTGCTTTGTGGTCTGCAATATGATTCTCTTCCCTCACTTTCTTAATCAATCGGCATACTTGTTCGACCGACAAATCAAAGGCGAAGCCCGAAAGATTACGGATACGGAGTTGCGTTTCTGTACGCAAACCCTCCGATATGTCGTTTAGCATATTGTTCTGTTTTCGTGTTTCAGTGAGTAAATCCTGCATATTCTGATGATTATCTGATAGCATTTTATTGATAATACTCTTGAACCACTTGAACAAAATTATCATCATCGCCATAGAAAGAATGATAAAAAAAGCGGCTGTTACTACCGTCATTCCTTGGTCTGAAATACCCTTTGCAACTTCCAAAGCTTGTGTAACTCCGAACTCTTCACTCATAGTAATATACGGATTAAGCGTCCTACAACTGCACCGGCCACAGTCAGTCCAAAATCTATCCAATCCCATTTACCGCCGTACGCCTTATCTTTGTATTCAAGACAGCCTCCTGCGATAATTGATGTGTACGCAGCACAATACGTGTTATTGGCACATAAACCAATAATAAAACCGCCAGTAAAATGTTTCCACCTATTACTTGCCTTAAACCATTCAATCAACTGTTTCATCGTCTTGCTTATTATATTTTAAAAACACTCCAATCTACATTGTCTTTCTCTCTCCAACCGTTTTGTATAGTTTCTGTTATATATAGGGTTATCATTTGGTAAAATGCAGTGAAATCATCTGCATTCTCGAAGGTGTGGTAAATGGGTGTGCCATCTACTTGTTCGTTTATTTTTAGTGTAAGAGGAAAGGGAATATTTTTGCTACGCTCTATGGCCGCAAAGTTCAATTGGTTTTCAATAGACAGGTATATAGGCTTATCATTCCATATAAAGCCATTTATAATCCGCTCATTTGTGGTGTTGTTTATAGCAGATATAACAAGCTCTCTGACTTCGGATAGAGTGGGTTTGTGGTCGAATGTGTGCCGGTATTCCCAGCCGCTTTCGCTTTTTTCGTCATCTTTCCCGAAGCCATAAAATAAAATCCACTTAGAACGGCCTATATGCATAAGACCATCCTGCCGCTGCTTTGTGCCGTAAATCTTTTCCATTATAAAAAATATTGATTTACGGCAAAAGTAGCGGATAATGTGTGGATTGATATGTTATCTTTTTACAGTTGTTAAGTGAAGTAGTACTTTCGTTTACCGCCGTCAAACATTTCACATTTGAGGACTGTCTCGAATGGGAATCCGTCCTCAATATCGCTGATTTGGTCAAGAACTCCTTTCATCTCCATTGATGCGGTAAAGAACTTTCCCCACTCTTGATTAGTCGGGTTACGGAAAGATACCAAATATCGGTCTTCCCCCTCTTTGGTATCTATACCCGTCTCAAAATCGTGTATTTCAATAGGCATGTTTACAATATCACTTAAACGTGTCACCTTACCCGGGAAACGCTTCTTGCCATCATCGGGAGTATATGTAACACCCATTTCTGAAAATTTCTTCATATTTTGTCCTGTTAATTTATAAAATAAATGCTTGCAATCGGCGTGACAAGCCATTCCTTTAAATGAACCTATTATTTGTTGTCGTCGCTTTCGTGATTTCAGTTTTGATAATTTACGTGCTGCGTTTACTTTTATTCTTTTACGCAACAAGGTGTAATCACCGTAATTGACATAACCGAGAGCGTCCATTCCTGCAGATATAGGGGCAATCCTTTCACTCGATTTTATCGTAAGTCCTATTTTGTTGGCCTCTGTATGCAGGCAATCGCGCAATCTCCACAATTCGCGTTTGCTTTCTGCAAGCATGAAAATATCATCGCAAAAACGAAAATAATGATGTGCGCCATACAACTCAATCATACGGTGGTCTATATCATTGTGATAAAGATTGCCGAGAAACTGAGATGAGCGTAATCCTTTACTTATACCACATTCTCCGTCTGGATAGAGTGCTTTTACAAAGTTTTCAAGAATAGGTAAAAGAATAGGGTCACCTATATATCTTTTAATAGTGGCGATTAAGATTTCATGGTTTATGCTATCATAATATCCTTTATAGTCGCTTTGGTAATAATATTTAAGTTTAGGATTACTTGCTATTGCAGCTTGTATCTGATGGAACAATCCATGTGGGCCGCGTCCTTGTATAGAAGCTGCGGTTGTTTCTATCAATAGGGGAGAAAGCCTGACTTCCAACTTCTCCATAATAGCATTGCTCCCGATACGTTCTATTATAGAAGGAGCTTGCACGATCCTTAATTTAATACCATCTTTGGTGGGAAATGATTTGAGATTCTTTATGCGAAAAGTTCCGTTACCAATTTGCTCTTTAAGCATGTCAAGTATCTTTCCTTTCTGTTTTACGTAACGAATCATTCTCGGTGAACATTCGATGCCGTCAATAACAGTTGTTTGTATTGACATACGGTTTATTTGGGTGTCTGCATTTCGCAGATTTGCCATAACACGCTTAAATGACCTTTCCAAGTTGGCATCAGCTATGATTTCTGGAATAAGTTCATATAACGGATAACTGACCGAAGTATTAACTCCAGTCAGTTCAATAAAATTTTCTATATCATTGACCGCCTTCCGGTCCTGTGGAGAGAGGGTACACCTCTCTCCACTCGTGGTTAATGTTATGTTTCGGCTTTCCATAAATGCGATATGCTGTTGCCGAGGCTCGAATCCCTCGAAGAATGGTTGCGGCAGTCTCGTGCCACATCAGGGTCTCCGATTAATTTAACCAACAGAATTTCAGACGAGCGCCGTAGTTCGAGTTCGAGTTCGAAGAAGCGTTATTCGCCATCGCAAAAGCGAGGCCGCTGTTCGCATTCGAGTTGTTGCCAGCACGCAACACACAACGGTGCTAAGGGATTGTCCGCCTTTTTTATTATCAAAGAGTTATACTTCCTAAACCTGTAACTTTTAAAGAGGCTTCTAATCCCATAGCTTTGAATACCCGAGCTACCGTAGATAGAGTCAAGTTTCTACCGCTTTCTATTTTTGAAACCTGTGCACGTTGTACGCCAATTTTCATGGCAAGTTCCTCTTGTGTCATGTTTTGAGCCTTACGAGCTTTTTTGATAGCTTCACCTACAAGAAACGATTGTAATTCGGCTTCATATTTTTCTCTATGCGGTGTCCCTGCTTTTCCTATGTGCTTATCCTTGATTTCGTCAAGGGTATAAAATTTAATTGCTTCCATATCTTTATTTTTTTGATTTGAAGTATATTTCCTTAATCATTTCAGCTTTGCTGATTTCTTTACGTGGGGTCTTTTGTGTTTTTTTTATAAACCCATGCGTTGCAATGATTAATGTTTCAGATTCAGTGTCCCAAAAGGCTAACAATCGATATTGAATACCTTTATAAAGAGTACGAAATTCCCATATATCCGTATCATCTAACTTTTTGAAAAGGTCTTTGTCTATATGTCCATTGGCAACCTTATCAATATTATAGAGAATTTTGTCTTTAACGTCTTGCCGTAAAGAGTCAAGGAAAACATCAGCTTCACTTGACATGATTACTCTGAATCTTGTTTTTAATATCATTACTTCATCTATTATAATGCAAATATACGAAAAATGTTCTATATATGGAACATTTTCTCCAAAAAATCACATTATTTTTTCAAAATCGACTCGCTTACGCGAGAAAGAAAGAGGGAGCAGCCTCCCGGCTCTCCCTCTAACGCTTTTTTCGTTGTTACGAGTACCGCTCTATTCGATTATTACGAATTTCCCGCGGAAGGCCAGACGAGCGCCGAAGTACGAGTTCGAGTTCGAAGAAGCGCTATTCGCCATCGCAAAAGCGAGGCCGCTGTTCGCATTCG